GGCTTGCAAGATTCATTGACAGAAGCATTGCTCCAAGTCTTTCCGGCTGGGACAGGGTTCTGGTTGCCGGTGCGCTGAGAAACAGCGTATACGGCGCAGATGACGAGTTTCGGAAACTGCCACCGGCGGTACAGCGGACAGTTGGAAGCCCCTCCCAGCTCAAGGAATGGGCGCTGATGGACGCAGAAACGGTGCAGTCCGTGGTTGCATCGAATTTCCAGAGATCCTTCCAAGTGTGCCAGAAGCGGGAGGACGATTACCAGAAGCTCCCCGGAGCGGTAAAGAGCTTTATCGCCGAGCTGGCCGGGAAGATGGACTTTGAAAAGCTACCGGAAGGCGGGGGAGTATGAAAAACGAAGTAGACGGTGAAAAGGAACGCCCCGGCCAGTACATCGATTCGGGAAGCCCATTTTGCAGAAACTGCACGCGGGACGATTGCCCCACCAATGGGGACGGCTGCAAGGCGTGGGAAGAATATTTCGTAGCGAATTGGAACGAAAACATCATGAAATCAATTGGAACCAACAAAAAACAACGCCAATTTTTCCGGTACGAACACCCGGATTTGGTGAGAGAGGGGATTGTTTTTGAGCATGAGCAAAGCGAAAATGTACGGCTGTTTCAAGCCAGCGACGCGGAATTGCACCCCGCCCAGGTGGGGGAAAGTCCCTCGGTGGAATAAAGGAAGACAGAAAGGAAATGGGAAATGAGCAACGTTGTAGAACAGCTTACGCCAAACCCCGTAACCCACGAGCATGGAGAAAATGGGTGTTGCAAAAACCCAAGGGCATGGGAAATGGAAATGATGCACCAGGTATGGGCCGCCGGGCTCCATGATGCCGCCAATTGCTTTCAGGATGCGCTTGAAGCAAAGTGGAAGATTGAATCTCAGCAAAAGGCGAAGCCGAAAACAAACAGTGACAGAATCCGAGCTATGACGGACGAGGAATTAGCAAAAATCCTTAACGGCGGATTCCCTCAGGGAGGAGGATGCCCTCCGGGAGGAGCAAAGTGCAACGGGCGCTGCGGGCTCTGCTGGCTCGACTGGCTCCGCTCTCCGGTGGAGGCGACGGAATGAAAGTTCTGATAGCCTGCGAGGAATCGCAAACCGTGTGCAAGACCGTCCCCGGGATTGCAAAAGCTATGGCGGAACAGTGGGGGTAGAAACGAGGTAAAAATGAACAAAGTACTGTTAAGCAGCGTAAAAATGGACTGGCGAACGCCGAAAGACTTCTTTCAGAAACTGGATCAGGAATTCCATTTTGGCTTAGATGCCGCCGCTACATCAGAGAACGCCAAGTGCAGATGTTTTTTCACCCCTGAAATGGATGGCCTTTCCCTACCTTGGAGCGGATACGGAGCCGTGTTCTGCAACCCACCATATGGCCGGGAGATCGGGAAATGGGTGCAAAAAGCCTATTCCGAATATGTCCGCAGTGAGGTGACAATCGTCATGTTGATTCCGGCACGGACGGACACAAGCTATTTCCACGATTACATATACGGGAAAGCGGAAATTCGGTTTCTGCGTGGGCGGTTAAAATTTGAAGATGAAAACGGAGCAGCAATGAACACAGCACCGTTTCCATCTATGGTAGTGATTTTTAGATAGCAGATAAGCCCGGGGCAACCCGGGCGGGAAGGAGATAACAATGGACGAAATCAAATTGAAGCCTTGCCCGTTCTGCGGGCGAATGCCGAAGGTACGGCGTAGTGCAATCGGAGGCTGCGGGGCCTGGGTGGAGGTGCGGTGCAAGCCGCTGTTCCGGCGGGAACACCTAGCGGTGCAGCATGGTGCGGCATTAATGGAACGGGCCTTTGACATGGCGGTGGAGGATTGGAACCGGAGGGCTGAAAAATGGAAGAAATCGAATTGAAGCCCTGCCCGTTTTGCGGGGGCGAGGCAGAGATAAACGTTGACCGTGAAGCGGTCGAAGATACGGAAAAACGGCATTGGGCGTATACCGTGGTATGCAAAAGGTGCTGCGCAACATCTGGGCTTACATATCTGCCCGAAAAAGCACGTGAGGCTTGGAACAGGAGGGCTGACAATGGCTAAAGCGGTACTTATCAGCATCCGCCCGGAGTGGGTGGAGAAGATTGCCAGAGGCGAAAAGACCGTTGAGGTGCGAAAAACCAGGCCAAAGCTGGACACGCCGTTCAAATGCTACATCTACTGCACGCAAGGCAACGACGCACGCAGACTGCGCGGCTCATGGGGCAAGGTCATTGGGGAGTTTATTTGCGACCGGGTTGAAACCATCAAGGCGGCAACAGAACCGTATGGAATCTACGATGTGGACGATTACTTTGTGGCGCAGACCAGACTTGTGGATGGTGCTTTGTGGGACTACGGAAAAGGTGCAACACTGTACGGCTGGCACATTTCCAAACTGGAAATCTACGACACGCCGAAGAAGCTGAGCAAGTTTTTACGCCCGTTTGAAAACTGCATAGGCAAAGTGTGTGATGAATATGGGTGTGCCTATTGCGAAAATGGTCATATCAAACGCCCGCCCCAGAGTTGGTGCTATGTGGAGGAACAGTAATGGCCTTACGTAAACTTGCTCTGATGCACCGTTTTTTTGGCGTTTTGGATGGGCATACGTGCCGGGAGTGTAGCAACTTCATAAAGGGCAAGTATCACGATAAAGTGCTTTGCAAATGCAAAGTATACGGGCTTACCCATAGTAAAGCGACGGACTGGGCGGGACGATGGATGGCTTGTGGGGCATTCAATCGGGCAATAAGCCGCCAGCCCCTTGAGAGAGAAGTCGTCCCGGAACGGAAGCGGAAAGAGGCCGACAATACGCCCATTGATGGGCAGATTAGTTTGGAGGAATTGAAATGAGTGATTACATAAGCCGGGAAGCGGCGCAAAAAGCCTTTGAAAATACAGATGCGGATGTATGTGAAAGCTACCCGGACGGAGCCTGCGATTGGGGCTTTGGGATGAAAAACATTCAGGAAGTGATAGATGGAATTCCCGCCGCCGACGTGGAGCCGGTGCGGCATGGGAACTGGAATATCCGGCTTGCAGATGAAATGACCCTCTGCCTGGAATGCTCCATCTGCGGGCGCAAGGTAGACAATATCGACTTGCACCACCTGCTGGAAGCCGGAGAATACGGCGAGGCTTGCCGGAGATATCCGTATTGCCATTGCGGTGCAAAAATGCGTTTGGAGGAGTAATCATGGATTTGTTTATGAAAACATCAATTTTTGGAGCTGCGTTAGCGGACGTTTACAAAGATGAGGAAGATCGTGAGCTACCGGCACTCCCAAAGATGTATTTGGGCGGCGATTTCACGGAGGATTTAACCGCTATGCTGTTCGCAATGCGCGTTGTTGCGGGGCGAATTACCCATAACAATTGGGATATTTTGGAATTTACACACGTTTTGAACACGCTCGCTGTTCAGCACCTCTTGGAGGATAAGGAGGATAAGGGCGATGACGATTGACCGAGCAATTGAAATTCTTGACCCGGGACACCGGGAGCATTACGACGGCATGGACGAGGTGAACGAAGCCTGCCGAATGGGCATGGAGGCGTTGGAACGGGGGAGAAATGCCGTCCCCGTGGTAAGGTGCCGGGACTGCATTGCATTTGAGGAAATAGGCAAGCACCCCACCAACAAAGGAGGAACGCCATTTGGGTATTGCTATCATTGGCAATATGAGCAGGGCATGTCCCCTAACGAGGTAGACGGCGATGATTTTTGCAGTTATGGGGAGCGAAAGGAGGATGAAAATGGAAGAACTTAACGGCTACACCCCACCTGCCAGCTTGAATTTAAGCGACTTTCAGGATGCTATCGGCGATGCCGTAGTACAGGCGATTATAAAAATTGGTATCCGGGTGAATCGGGAAGAACTTCTGAAAGCTCTGAAATATGATAGGGGGCAGTACAAGGCGGGGTATGATGCTGGTTTCGCAGACGGGTTCATTGAAACGCTCCACATAGTTCGGTGCAAAGACTGTATCCACCGGCAGGGGGACGAAAACCCTATGTGTATGCTGCATACCGAGCCTTACCCAAATGTCAGAGGCTACAAGGGCGAGGCTGTTTGCGTGGAAATGAACGACTTTTGCAGCTACGGAGAAAGGAGAAAATCGAATGAAAATCACACTTGATATTCCCGATGGTATGGGCTGCAGTTTCCTGAACGGCGTAGTGGAAACACGCAGCGGGCTGACGATGGTGACCTATGCACTGGATAGCGACGATCTGCACGATGGGGCAGAAATCAAACTGCCACGGGAGGCACAACAGCAATGAGCAAGAAGCCGGACTATCTCACCCTGTGCTCCATAGCCGCCCAGAAGGCTGGGACGAGATACGGGAAGTACATGGCAATGCACGGATACCACCCGCCGATTCAGGCCGATGTGGAGGACGTGGAAGCCCCGCAGGGCATTTCCAAAATCTGCCCACAGTGCGGGAAGGAATTTACGCAGGGCAAGATCAAGCAGAAAATCTATTGCAGTTTGGAGTGCCAAAAAGCCCACGCTCAGAGAGCCGCCAAAAGGAGATACCGTGACAGGAAAGCGGAAAGAGGTGGCACGATGTGAATATTGCGCTTAACGCTGATTGCATGGAAATCATGCGGGAGTATCCGGATAAATATTTCGACTTGGCTGTAGTCGATCCGCCGTATGGAAGCGGGGGGGGGGAGTTCGTCAGCGGCACCCGCTTCGGTGGACGCTTTGACAGGTACCTGCAAGATTGCCCGGACGGGAGGAAAGTGGGCGGCAAAGTTCGGAAAAAAATCACGAGCTGGGACTATGCCCCCGGCGAGGACTATTTCAATGAGCTTTTCCGGGTGAGCAAGGAGCAAATCATATGGGGCGGGAACTATTTCCAGCTCCCACCCAACAGATGCTTTTTGGTCTGGCTGAAAACAAATATACCGGAAAACTTTTCTATGGCAATGGCGGAATATGCTTGGTGCAGTTTCAACGATAACGCGAAAGTTATCAAAATGTCATCTGCGGGCATAGCGGGCAGATTTCACCCAACTCAAAAGCCGGAAGAATTATACCGATGGATATACGCCCACTACACGAAGCCGGGATTCAAGATTCTGGATACTCATCTTGGTAGCGGTAGCTCCCGGCGGGCGGCGTATGATTTCGATCTGGATTTTGTAGGAACGGAAATTGACAAGGAATATTTTGAAAAACAGGAGGCGGTGTGGGCAGAATATACAGCACAGCAGCGGATTATCCTGTGATGGAAACGGGGCGGTAATGTGGAGTACAGGGACGGCAGGAAGTATTGCGTCGGGTGCCGGTATTTCTTCGGATATTGCGAAGGCAGCCGGTGCTGCAATTACATATTCGTCAGCGGGGAAAAGCGGCCTTTCCCGCCTGGGAAGGATTGCACCGAAAGGAGGGAGAAAACGGAGAACAGGAGACAGAATTTAATATTATAGCTTTATCCCTGTATAGTATATATTAAATATAATCTTATATCTTGTGTGTATTGTGTATATCTATACAGAGATTTAATAAGATATGCAAGGAGGAACGGAATGAACTGGAAGTATGAGGCCATTGAAAAGCTAAAGGAATACAGTGCAAAGGCACAGTCCCTGAAAAGCATTCCCGAAGAAATGGCGCGGCTGGAATCCGCTATGCAGAGTATCCGAAGCGCCACGGCTGACGGTACGCCGGTAAGCGGCGGTGGTTCCGGCCGGGAAGATGCGATGCTATCGAATATCGTTCACCGTGAGGAACTGGCGCGGTCACTCGAACAGGCGAGAAAATGGGTGTCGCTTGTGGATTCCGGGCTTGAAGTCCTTACAGACGATGAGCGGAAGGTGCTGGATAGATTCTACATAAAGCCTGCGAGGGGAAATGTGGACAGGTTGTGCGAAGAATTTGGGATTGAAAAATCTCAGGTTTATGCGCGAAAGGATTCGGCGCTTCACCATTTTACAATTTCCCTGTACGGATGCGCAGAAATTTGAAAAACCGGAAAAAAACCGGAAGATTTTTCGGTTTGAATGTGCTATACTGGTAAAAAAGAAAAAGCGCAAGAGGCTTGGGGTTGTTCCTGAGCCTCTTTTTGCATGGCGCGGTAGATAACGAGTTGGGCGCTCTCTCCCCAACAGAAGGCCGTTTGAATCGGCCTCGCGCCATATATATCGCCGATGGCCTCCCTATCGGCACAGCGGGCGCTTTCCGGTGAAGTATGCCCCAAATGCCAACAGGTGGAAACAGAGTTCAAAAAAACATTTTAATCAACAGGAAGGATTGATAGCAATGTTTGTAGAAATCGCAAAGGTCGGGAAGCAGGAACGCCCTACGGTAACAAGCCTTGATGTGGCGGAGACGTTCGGGAAACTGCACCAGCACGTTCTCAGAGACATTCGCGAACTTGGATGCAGCGAGGAATTTCGGCTGTCCAATTTTGGACAGTCGAGCTATGAGAACGCGCAAGGACACAAGCAGCCGATGTTCGTCATAACCCGCGACGGGTTCACCCTATTGGCCATGGGTTATACTGGCGAACTTGCTATGAAGTTCAAGGAAGCGTATATCAAGCAGTTCAACGCTATGGAAGCAGCCTTGCAAGGCAAGCTGATCGAGCGCGAAAAAGGGATTGCCGTTCGTCAGGCGTTGACCAAAGCGCTACAGCAGTCCAGAGAGGACGAGCGGATGCACGGCCATGCGTATTCCAATTACACGAATTGCATCTACAGGGCGTTGTTCGGGAAAGACGCGGCGCAGCTTCGCCGGGATTATGGGCTTGGCGCAAAGGACAATCTTCGGGACGCATTTCCGCAGGAAGAACTTGCCGCTGTGCAGTCCATGGAGCGCCTTGTGAGCGGCCTTGTTGACTGCGGCTGGGAATATGCGCAAATTAAAGAATTTATCGGGAAAACCAATTCGAGATTGGCTATTTCCGCATGATGAGCAACTGGTAAGCTACTTTGCCGAGTTGCTTTTTATTATCCTGAATGAGAGGTGGTGACGGGTGGCAGACGGAACGAAGAACCTTATTCCCTTCGACCAGAGAACAGAGGAAGAACAGAAAAGAATACGAACAGCTGGCGGCATTGCCTCCGGTGCCGCCCGCCGTCGAAAGCGGAACCTGAAACAAGCAGCTGATCTGTACCTGTCCTTGCCAGTAACAGACAGACGTGTGCGGAATAAAATTGCCCGTGACGGGGTGAATCCTGAGGATATCGACAATCAGATGGCTATGATCGTTGGACTGACAGAGGCAGCGGTTCGGGGAGATGCCAGATGCGCCAAGGTGCTGGTTGATTTGCTTGGGGATTCCACCGTGGAAGAACCCACACCGGATGACGGATTCATGGACGCACTTCGAGAAGAGGCGGGACAGATATGGCAGGAGGATTAAAACAGGTTGCATTTCGGTTTCAGCCCTTTTCCAGGAAGCAGAAGCAGATACTCACCTGGTGGCTCCCGGAATCCGGTGTATCAGACGCAGACGGAATCATAGCAGATGGAGCCATCCGGTCAGGGAAAACCGTGTGTATGTCGCTGGCTTTCATTCAATGGTCGATGCACAGCTTCAACGGCCAGAATTTCGGAATGTGCGGAAAAACTGTGGGCAGCTTCCGACGGAATGTTCTATCTGTGCTCAAGCAGATGCTTCCGGCAAGGGGATACACCATACGCGACAGGCGGACGGATAACCTGGTGGTTATCTCCCGGGGCAGCACCGAGAATTATTACTACATCTTTGGCGGTAAGGACGAAGGCTCCCAAGATCTGGTGCAGGGCATTACCCTGGCTGGAATTCTTCTGGATGAAATCGCCCTGATGCCGGAGAGCTTCGTCAATCAGGCAACCGGCCGCTGCTCTGTGGACGGCTCCAAGTTCTGGTGCAACTGCAACCCGGCAGGCCCGGAGCATTGGTTCAAAAAGCAATGGATCGACGAACGGCAGAAACGGAACCTTCTGTACCTCCACTTCACCATGGAGGATAACCTGAGCTTGTCGGAGCAGATACGAGCCAGATACCGGGCGATGTACACCGGCATTTTCTACCGGCGGTATATCCTGGGGCAGTGGTGCCTTGCGGAAGGGCTTGTGTATGAGTTCGACCCAGAGAGGCACGTCACGCACGATTTACCGGAATGTGGAGAGTGGTATATATCCTGTGACTATGGAACACTGAACCCATTCTCTGCTGGCCTGTGGTGCGTCAGAGACGGCGTTGCTGTCCGGGTTGCGGAATTTTATCATTCCGGCAGGGAACAGCAACGACAGCTAACGGATGAGGAATACTACCGGGCAATCGAACAGCTAGCCGGTGACAGGGATATCCGGCACATTGTGGTTGACCCGTCTGCGGCCTCTTTTATTGCCTGCATTCGCTCACACAAGCGTTTCTCCGTCAGGAAAGCGAAGAATGATGTTATGTACGGTATTCGCCTGACGGCCATGATGCTCCAAGCTGGTGTTATCAAAATCGGCTCTGGCTGCAAGGACGCGATTCGGGAATTTGGCCTGTACCGCTGGGACGACAAGGGAGAAGTGGATAAGCCTGTGAAGGAAAACGATCATGCCATGGATGATATCCGGTATTTCTGCGCGACCGTCATGCGCAGAAACCACCAGGCACGAAAGATTATTGGAGGAATTTGCGATGAGGAAACGGATTCGTAAATGGATCGTGGATATGGCACCTATTTGGGCGAAAGCGTCGTTGCAAGCCGATATCAGGACGCTTGAAGCGGAAAATCGGCAGCTTCGGGCGGAAGTGGATACTTTGAACGCCTATATACAGGGATTGCAGTATGCAACCCGTGCGCTGCGGCGCATCACGATCAACGCAGGAGGAGAAAAGCGTGATTTATCCGAACAGTGATTATGAAATGGCGTTTCGCGCCGTTGACATGACATCTCCGGAAATGAAAAAGGCCATCCAGAGGTGGCAGAATCTGTATTATGAGAAGGCCGCGACCCCGGATTATGACCCGTGCCAGCGGATTCCATATACCATCGTCCGTAAACTGACAAAGACGGCATTTTCGGAGTATTCGGCATCCAGCAAAGACGCGTTTGTTTCCGAAATCCTCGATGCGGCAGACGCGAAAAAGAAAAGCGCCATGCAAAAAGCCCTGATCGGCGGAGAAAGCGGCTTAAAGCCTATCCCGACGGGCAGCGGTTTCCGCTTCGCAGTTGTGAGCAGACCGAACATTCTGGTATTTGGCCGGGACGGGGACGGGAATATGACTGACATCGGCATGGCAGAACACAGCATCCGTGACAGATTCTATTACACACTGTTGGAACGGCGCACGGTGGATGATAGCGGGTATCTGACCATTACCAACAGACTGTATCGGTCGAACGACCAGAACAGCTTGGGGCAGGCTGTGGCGCTTACAGAGCTGCCACAGTATGCGGAACTCGCAGAAGAATACACGTTCCCTGAGCCACTGGGAAGCGTCGGCGTTGCATGGCTGAAAACGCCGATTGACAACAGTGTGGACGGTAGCCCCGATGGCGTATCCGTTTATGACGCGGCTGTCGGCCTGATTGAAAATATCAACCGGAACGAGGCGCAGATCAACGGAGAGTTCGAGCGTGGGAAAAGCCGGATTATTGCCAGCGCGGATATGCTGGAGGTTGACGAGGTCGGCGGGCGGAAAAACCTGTCCGCAAGCGTATTTACCGCAGTGGATGAATCCCCCGACGATATAGGCATCACTATTTTCTCCCCGGCGCTGCGGGAACAGTCGTATCTTGCCAGAAAAACGGAATATCTTCGGAATGTGGAGAACGTGATAGGCTTAAAGCGCGGGCTGCTGTCCGAGGTGGAAGCCGCAGAAAGAACGGCTACCGAGGTGACGTCCTCTGAGGGCGATTACAACCTGACGATTATCGACTTCCAGCAGATGTGGGAAAGCGCACTGCGAGAGGCCGTCAGACTGTGCGGCGTTCTGGGGCGGATGTACCGCATACCCGGTGCCCACGACGTGGAAGATGATTCCATTGCCGTGGATTGGGGCAACGGCGTTCTGTTCGATGAGGAAAAGACCTGGGCTGACTACAAGGACATGGTCGCGGCGGGGCTGCTGAAACCTGAGATTGCACTCGGGTGGAAATTCAACATGCCCCGGGATACGGAAGCACAGTTAGCGAAAATTCGGAAGAAGTACATGCCGGAAGTCGTAGAGGACGGTGAATAACTGTGCTGACCGCTGACCAGATTGAAGCCCTTGGAAATAAGGCACAGCAGCTCATTACCCCGGTGACGGAGTTCCTGATTGAGGATATCGCCAGGAGAATTGCGGAAGCTGGCCAATTCACCAGCACAGCGGCCTATCAGACGTGGAGGCTTCAACAGCTGGGTATTTCTCAGCGGCAGTTAAAAAAGGAGCTTCGAAAGCGGCTGAAAGTATCCCACCGGGAGCTTCGGCGACTGATAGAAAAGGCCGGGGAAACCGGATACAGTTATGACATACGGAAACACCCCTATGTACAGGCGGTGCCATTCCGCAGCAATGAGGTCTTACAGCAGATTGTGTCTGCTGCGGCGCAGCTGGCCGATTCCGAACTGGACAATATCACCCAGACAATGGGGGCAGTCATGCCGAATGGCAAGGCTGTGGGGCTTACAGACGCTTACAGACAGGCTTGCGATTTCGCCTTTACGAAGGTTTCGACGGGGGCGCAGGATTATGCCTCCGCCATCCGGGAGGCTACCCGGAATCTGGCAGAAAAGGGGATTGTCACAGTCGACTATGAATCCGGCGTTCATACCTCCATGGAAGCCGCTGTCAGGCGTAGCGTTATGGGCGGCTTGGGACTGATGCAGGAGCAGATCAGTCAGCAGAACCACGATGATTTCGGCTGTGACGGCTGGGAGATATCCGCTCACGCGGCCAGTGCCCCCGACCATGAGCCGATTCAGGGCAGACAGTACAGTGACGCAGAATACGAGAAACTGAATAACTCCCTTGTGCGGCGTATCGGTACGCTGAACTGCGGCCATGCGGCTTTCCCGATTATTCTGGGTGTTGATTCTCCGCAATACACGCCGGAGGAACTGGACAAATTCAGGAAAGATAACGAAAAAGGCATTGACTACGACGGGAAGCACTACACCACGTATGAGGCTACCCAGCGGCAGCGGCGGATTGAATCCGCCATCCGGAAGCAGAAACGCAGGATTTTGGTTGACGAGGCTACAGGGGACAAAGAGAACTTACAGCGCGATCAGATCAAATACCAGGTTTTGGATCAGGAATATAAGCGCTTTTCCGAAGCGGCAGGACTGCGGATGCAGCACGAGCGCATGGAAATGCCCGGGTTCGGCGCAAAACAGGCCAGAGAAGCGGAAAAGGCGGCAGAAAACTATGAGAAAGGGAGTAAGCAAGCATGATGTACTGCCCATACGCAGTAAACCGGCATCTGGTTCAGCAGACGACGCAGGAGTACGACGAAAGCGGCAACCAGACTTTACAACAGGTGATAGAACACAACACCGCAGAATTCATCGAGTGCAAAAAGGAATCATGCGGCGCGTGGCACGATGGGAAGTGCCACTATAATCAAGTTGATTGAAGCAACTATTCGGGTTTTCCGAACGGTTGCTTTTTTCATACCATTTTTGCCGTGGCAGGCGTAAAACGAGCCGACAGCAGGGGACGCAACCCCCATATAACAAAGCATAGCTGAGAAAGGAAGTATATGAAACGCGAGTTTTTGCAGAATTTCAAGGTAGGAGACCAGCCCCTGAGCAAGGAGATCATTGACGAGATCATGGCAGAGAATGGCCGGGATATCGAAGCGGCTAAGAAGCCTTTTGCTGACTATGACACCATCAAGAGCCAGCTGAGTGAGGCGCAAAAGACCATTTCCGGCTTTAAGGAGCAGGACATCGATACCATCAAGCAGTCTGCCAAGGATTGGGAAAAGAAGTACAACGATGCCATTGCCGAGAGCAACCGGAAGATCGCGGATATGGAATTCTCCCACGCCCTAGATGCCGCCATCACCGGCGCAAAGGGTAAAAGCACCAAGGCGATCCGGGCGCTGCTGGACATCGACACTTTGAGAAGCAGCAAGAACCAGGAAACGGACATTAAGGCCGCTCTGGAAGCTCTCCGGAAGGACAGCGGCTATTTGTTCGATGACGGCAAAACGCCGCCCCCCTATGCCGGGAAGACCGGTACAGGGCAGCAGGAGCCTAACGGCGAACCGACGACCCTCGCCGGTGCGCTCAGGGCAAATTACAACATGAAGTGAAAGGATGATTTTTAACTATGGCAATTACTCTTGCAGAAGCAAAGGTCGGCATGGCCGACAAGGTCGATCAGCAGGTGGTCGACGAGTTCCGGCGCAGTTCTCTGTTGCTGGACAGACTGGTGTTTGATAACGCCATTTCCCCCGGCACCGGCGGTTCCACTCTGACCTACGGTTACATTCAGCTGAAAACCCCCTCTACTGCGGCTGTCCGTGCTATCAACAGCGAATACACCGCAGGCGAGGCGAAGCGGGAGGAAAAGACCGCCAAGGCCGTTATCATGGGCGGTTCCTTCCAGGTTGACCGCGTGATTCAGAGCACCTCTGGAGCCATTGATGAGCTGGCATTCCAGGCGCAGCAGAAGATCAAGGCAACCAGCAACTATTTCCACAATCTGGTGATCAACGGCACCTCCGCCGCGTCCGGCACCGGGTATGTCACGAACACCTTCGACGGCCTGAGAAAGGCTCTGGCGGGCACCTCCAACGAGTTCGCTACGGATATTGACCTGTCCGATTCCACCAAGCTGGACAGCAACGCCAATGCCTTCGTTGACCAGCTGGATCAGCTGACCCACATGGTGGACGGCGGCGCTTCTATGCTGCTGATGAACACCGCCATGCTGCTGAAAGTTCGGGCGGCTGCCCGCCGTGCGGGGTATTACGACCGCAAGAAGGACGACTTCGGCAGGGCTGTGGAGTACTTCGGCGATATCCCCATCATGGACGCCGGTATGTACTACAACGGCACCAAGTCCGTGGATGTCATCGACACCTCCACCCCCAGCACCACCGCCGCCGGTACTTCCAGCATCTACGCTGTGAATATCGCCCTGGACGGTTTCCACGGCATTTCCCCCACCGGAACCGGCGTCATCAACAGCTATATGCCCGATCTGAAAGCCCCCGGCGCTGTGAAGAAGGGCGAAGTGGAGCTGGTTGCCGGTGTCGTTCTTAAGAACACGCTCAAGGCGGCAGCGCTGAACGGCATTATCCTGAAGCCCAAGACCGCGTAACGGAAAGGAGGCGCCCTGATGATTGACTATGATTTTTACATAAGCAGCTTTCGTGGCGACGCTATCCCCGCAGAGGACTGGGACACGTGTGAAGCCCGTGCGGCGGCGCAGCTGGCAAAATACAAGCGCATATACACGGTAAAGGCACCGGAGGAGAACTCCGAAGCCCTTGCCGTGTGCGCCATGGCAGAGGCTATTCACGGCTTTGATCTGATTACCAACGGTGAGGGCGGCGCTGTTCAGTCTGCGTCTATCGGCTCCGTTTCGGTGAGCTATGGTAGCGGGAACGGTGTTGATGTCAGCGCCAAAGGGCAGTCGCGGGAGCTGTACCGATGCGCCTGCCTGTATCTCGATATCTACCGGGGGTGCTAGCTATGGTGAGAATCAAGCGCCGCAGCTGCCCCGTAGACTACCGGCTGTGTAATCAGGCGGTCACGGTATACCACCGGGACGGCGACAAAGTAACCAGAACAGTACACGATAGAGCCTTTTTGGATTACAAAAAAACCGAGAATGTGGACAAGGCCGGCAGTAAGGAAGCCAACTCCTTTCTGCTGGTCATTCCCTGTTCGGAGGTATGCGTTTATCCGGAGGACAAGGTGCTGCTGGGTGCCGGGGAGGAAATCACGGCGGCGCAGTGGCCGTCCTTCATTCCGGTGAAGGTTCCGGGGCTGGTTGTTGTGAAGTACGTTGACCCCAAATACTGGGGCGGCAAGCTGGTTCATGTGGAGGCGGGCGGATGAAAACACGGATAAAGGTTGATATGAAGCCCGTAGACACAATCCTGACAAGGCTTGGCGTGAATAAAACCGGCGATGTGCAGATGCAGCTTACCCGGATAGTGAACAAGCGGATAACGCGGTACATGCCGTTCCGAACCGGTGTGCTTTCCACGAAGCTTAAGTATATCTCAAGCCCGACAGAGATCACGGTTATGGCACCATACGCCCGGTATCAGTACTACGGCAAAGTCATGGTAAATGCCAAAACCGGAAAAGGCCCCGCTTTCATTCCGGGAGTTGGATACCGGTACAGAAAAGGAACCGTGCTGAGAGCGACTGATCGGGATTTGAACTATGACACCACCAAGAACCAGCAGGCGGGACCGTTCTGGGACAGACGCATGATGGCGGCAGAGAAAGACCAAATTGCGCACGACCTACAGGCTTATATCAACAGGAGGAGCGGAATATGACGGCGCTGGAAAAAATCAAGGACTTTATCGGGCAGTACCCCGGCGCGGATATCTTCCGCGATTTCCATGTTGACTACACAGACCAGATTCCATTCAACGGCGGTGTTTTCCCCTCCGGGCTTGTGGAGGTTTCCAGAACACGGGATATCCTCGGGAACACGACCGTGGTCAACCAGTACAATTTCGGGCTGTACTACGTGTTCGAGAAGTCCCCGGGGGATGATACCGGAGCATCTGAAAATGCGGGCTGGGTCATGGACTTTCAGGAGTGGGTGCAGAAAATGTCCGTTATGGGCAATGCCCCCACCTTTGGGGATGACCCGAGGGCGGAGAAAATCACCGCGCAGAACGGCGTCCTGTACGGTGCAGACGAAGAAGGAACGGCAATGTACATGGTACAGCTGTCCGTTCAATTCAAAAAACGATTTATGAGGTGAAATAATGGCAGATTTAGAGTTTAATACCGCATCCGGCCAGACCGTAGACCGTGAGCTGCTGATCGCGTACCTGAACACCGGAACAACCTCTGCTCCTGTGTGGTCGCCGCTTGGCAGCCGCGTCACGGATTCCAGCATGGAATACGACTGGCAGGAGGAATCCAACAAGGATATCCTCGGTACGACCAGAAGCACGATGAAAAAGCCCATCATCACGCAGACCTTTGACCCGTGCGATCTGGACGCCGGAGACGCTGCGGTTCTGAAAATTTGGAACCTGGCTGTCAAGGAGCAGAACGTGGCAGCACTGACCAATCAGGATATGCTGATCGTGCATCTGTACGCCGGTACTAAGGACACGGCGGCCTTTGCAGAGCGCTACAGCTCCTGTATGGTCAAGCCGTCCAGCCTTGGCGGCGAGGGCGGCGGCTTTGTTGGAATGCCGATGGACATTACATACGGCGGCGCACGCACGGTAGGTACTGCGGCGGTAAGCGCCGGAACCGTTACGTTCACGGCTGATACCTGATGCAAATACGGGGCGGTGAAAGCCGCCCCGAAATCTTTGGAGGGATTATGAAAGAACTGACACTGAATACCGGCGAAATCGAGTATAGGCTTAACGATAAATGCACGGTTCGGTTTAACCCTACAGACCCCGCATTTGCCGACCGAATTTATTCGGCGCTCGACGAGCTGTCCCGGAAGCAGGAAAGCAAGAACCCGGACAACATGAGTACAAGAGAAACGTTTGACTATCTCCGGAAGCTGGACGCAGAGATGCGGGAGACGATTGACGGTTGCTTCGATACCCCTGTATGCGAGCCGCTGTTCGGCAAAATGAGCGTGTATGCAAGCGCGGAGGGGATGCCCCTGTGGATGAATTTAATGCTTGCCATTATCGACGAGTTCGATGATGGAATTAAGCGGGAAAAGGCGTTCCACAGCGAAAAACTGGCGAAATATACAAAGAAGTACAGCCGATGATGTACGAACTTCCGACATCTGTCAACGTATGCGGAACAGATTATGATATTGAGACGGATTTTCGGGCGATTCTGGATATATTCAGCGTTCTGGAAGACCCGGATTTGACGGGCGATGAAAAGGGAATTGGGATGCTGGGAATCTTCTATAAGGGTTTCCGGGATATGCCCGTGGAGCATTTCAGCGATGCCGTTCAAAAATGCTACTGGTTTATCAACGGTGGCAGTGACGAAAGATGCAAAAGCACCACGAAGCTGATGGACTGGGAGAAAGATTTCCCGATTCTGATTGCCCCGGTAAACCGCATTGCCGGTACGGAAGTCCGCTCCATGCCGTATCTGCACTGGTGGACATTTCTTTCATATTACATGGAAATCGGGGATTGCTTCTTTGCGCAGATCGTGCGGATACGCGATCTCAAGGCAAAAGGGAAGCTTAAGGACAAGGCAGACAAGGAATTCTATCGCCGGAACAGGGACGTTGTGGACATAAATACCCAGTATTCCAATACGCAAAAGGAGATTATAAAGGCGTGGACATAAAAACCGCCCTCTCCTGAGGGCGGGTAAATCCAGGCCTTATTTCAAAAATTGACCGTTTGCATCGCGGAATCCACCAAATGCAATTGAAAAAATATCAACGACCCAGCCAATACCAAAAACGCCACCTGTGAGTAAGTATAGTATGCCAGTTCCGGTTTTTCCAACGTAAAAACGGTGAATCCCTATTCCTCCGAGGAAAATGCAAAGGAGAAGTGCTGTAACCTTGCTCTTTTGACTTAAGACAGGCATAGAAGCGACATTTGCATTGTTGTTCTGGATAATGATTGTTGGTTGACTTGCTGGCTGCCTGATGCCCGAAAATCCGCAATATTGGCATGGCATTTCAGCGATCTCTTTTCCGCAATTCTGGCAAAACATGAATACCCCTCCTTAACAATTCCACGCCGCTATTTTCCACTTATGGGAAATAGCGTTGTGTTAACAATTTCATAATATCATACCCGAAATTAAAATGCAAGTAGGTGTTTATATGCCAAATCCTGACGGTTCGATTGTTTTTAGCACTGAGATCGATAATAAAAAAGCGCAAGCAGAGCTTGAAAAACTGGAAAAGAAGATTTCTGCACTGGAAAGCAAGGCAAGTCAAGCGGAAGCGAAGAAAATGCCGTTGGAAGAACAGGCGAATTCCTTGGGCGCGGCGCTGGATGATGCGAAGCAGAAACTTGAAGCATTAAAATCCAGCAGTGCATCTTCTGGGGCAATTAGTAGCCAAGCGGAGACGGTCAATTCTTTGCAGTACCAGTGGGATCAAGTTAACAACAAGATCGACAAGTATAATCTCGACATAGAAAAAGCCAATGGCGATATTGGCATAGCAAAAGATCGGGCGGGGGAACTCGCCGCTGAACTCGCTACCGCTGGCCATAATTCCGAAAAGATGAACAACGGCGTCAAGAAAGCGGCGAAAAGTGCAAAAGGCTTTGCAAGCCGCCTGAAATCCGTCGTTACATCTGCACTTGTGTTCACGGTGATTACGCAGGCGCTTTCAAAATTCCGGGACTGGATTGGAAATGTAATCAAGGTCAGCCCGGAAGCAACGGCGGCTATTGCGAAGCTCAAGGGCGCTTTGCTTACGCTGGTGCAGCCGTTGGTGAACATCATCATTCCGGCGTTCACAAAGTTCGTAAATATCATTGCGGCGATAATCAGCAAAATCGCCAGCGTGTTTGCGGTGCTGACAGGCTCAACCGTGGAATCGTCCCGGGCGGCGGCAAAAGCACTGAATCAGCAGACCTCCGCGCTGAACGGCACGGGCGCAGCGGCAAAAGAAGCGAAAAAGCAGCTTCTCGGTTTCGATGAAATCAACCAGCTTACAGAAGACACATCTGGCGGCGGTGGTGGCGGCTCGGGTACGATTGCGCCTGATTTTTCAGCGCAAGAATTTGATAGCACATTCTTAGATACGATTTTAGAAAAGGTCGGCAAAATCGCGGCGGATGTTTGGGCAATCATAGAAGATGTCAGGGATTTTGTAACTGACTTTCTTTCCGGGGAATGGGGAGATGCAATAGATGATCTCGTTTCGTTCTGTGGGAACGTCAGGAATTTAATCGTAGATCTTCTTGAATTTGTGGATTACATAGTTGGGATGGGGATAGATTCGATAATCGAGAAATTTGGTTTGGCCGAAACTCCCATCGGGGATATGCTTGAATCCATAAAAGGGATGTTCCATGACGCGTCTGAGTTTATTATTGCACTGCTCAACGGTGATCTTGATGGTATGAAAGAATCTCTGGATTCGTTCTTCGAACATTACAAGAATTTCGGTTTGTCGCTGCTTGACTTTGCTAATCAAGGAATTAACAGCCTACTGGACTGGATTGATAAGGCAACCAATGGGCGCTTCAAAAATGAAATTGCAACGATCAGACAGTTCATTAACAGCCTGGTTGATTCCGTGAAGCAAATATTCGGTGGCCTAATTGATTTCATTTCCGGCATGTTCACAGGGAACTGGGAAAAGGCCTGGAATGGAATCATGAATATTTTCGCAGGGGCCTGGAATGGCGTTATCTCTATTCTGGAGGGCGCGGTTAACAAGATTATGGATGGGGTCAGGGCCGTTGTCAATGAAACAATCAGGCTATTAAACCTTATCCCTGGTGTAAATATTTCCGTCAAGGGCGTGGATTGGGGTCGAGTTTCGTTTGGCGCGATAAAGGCGCCCCGCCTTGCTCAGGGCGCAGTTATCCCGCCTAACCGTGAATTTTTGGCCGTCCTGGGCGACCAGAAGAACGGAACAAACGTTGAAGCCCCTCTGGAAACCATTAAACAGGCTGTTGCGGAGGTGCTTTCGCAGAACGGTTCCGGCGAGGAAATCACGATCAAGTTCACCGGCGACCTTGCGACGCTTGCGCGGGTGCTGACACCTGAGATCACCCGTCAGCAGCGCCGGACGCAGCGGGCATTGGGGGGGTAGTATGGCAAAACCATATTTCAAAATCAACGGCGTGGACATCCTCCACCTCACTCAGGAGGACGGCATAAAATGGCAGCGCAACGATGTGGAAAGCCCCAAAGCTGGGCGAACCATGGACGCTACCATGCACCGTGGCCGGGTGGCGCAGAAATACCGGGCTGATATCACGTGCATGGATATGAACCGCGCGGAAGAGCTTGCGCTTATGGCTCTGATAAACCCGGAGTATGTCACAGTGGAAACGAACCTACACCCGCTATACGAGAGCCAGACGGCGCAATATTATTCCAACAACGTTCCCGCTTCGATCTCCTACGTTGACCCCGATACCGGGGAATCGGTATGGACGGGTATTTCCTTCCCGCTGATCGAGCAGTAAGGAGGCAATATGCAGAAAACATCTGCTCTGTATAGAAAAATCCTTGCGGGCATCCACACGAAGGAAACGCGGGTTTCTATCGGCGATACGGGCTTTCTTGTGGACAAACGGGGAAACGGAATCACGTTCGGCGGCACCCGCATTCTGGTTGGGGCTTCCGGCGCAGATGCCGGATACGGAATGAACATCCTCGCGTCGGTAGAAACTACCGGCGCGATTTTCGATGGGAACGAGCCGACCGTCGGCAATGTAATAAGCCGAGAGTGCGACATTAAAATGCTGAAACCCTCTGGGAACATTGAAGGAATGTCCCGGATTGCGGTTTATGTAAGGCTTGTCAGCGATGACGGCGAATACTCTGAGTGGCTCCCGCAGGGCGTATTTTATGCGGATTCCATTGACCAGGACGCTGACGAGGACGATGTGCAGTGGCTTAAAATCCACGGCTACGACGCTATTCTGTTCGCTGAGCAGGATTACCCAGCAGACAGCAAGCTGGCGTGGCCAGCAAAGGATATAGACGTTGTGCGGGAGATTGCCAAGGCAATGGGCGTGACGGTAGACCCGAGGACGGCGGAGATTATGCGCAGCGCCTATCCTGTCCAGTACAATCCGGAATATACTTGCCGGGAATATCTTGGATATATCGCCGCCATGTACGCCGGGTGCTTTCTCATGAGCGAATCGGGGGAATTGCTTCTGGTATGCTTCTGGAATATCCCAAAAGAAACCCGCTACCTGATCGATACCCACGGCTACGCCATTACGTTTGGAGGTGACAGAATCGTTGTCTGACGTAATCAATGTCCGAAAATCGCTTTCGTCGCTGGAAAAGCAAGACACTTTCAACGGATATTCAAAAGTCGTTGTTGTCGTGTCAGATGAAATGGAATACTCAGCCGGAACCGACAGCGGGCGAACACTTACTCTGGACTGCCCGTGGGGTACGCAGAAAATGGCTGAGGATATTCTATCGAGAATCCAAGGCTTTCAATACCAGCCGTATACCGCCGATGGCGCACATATCGACCCGGCGGCGGAGATCGGAGACGGATTTGCCGCCGGAAACTTATACAGCGGGATATACTCCAAAAACGTTTCCCACGGGGCACTGTACACGGCGAATGTATCCGCACCCGGCGGCGAAAAAATCAATTATAAGTACGAGTACAAAACACCTACGCAGCGCAAAATTGAACGCCACTATTCCGAAATGAAGTCCACGTTCAAGGTTCAGGCCGACCAGATTTCCGCCGAAGTCTCTGCCCGTATCGAACAGGGGGACGAATTTACCTCGCGGCTGGACATTCAGAGTGACCAGATCTCCGCGCGGGTGACCAAAACCGGCGGTGACAGTTCGTCCTTCGGTTGGGATCTGCTTAATGATTCCTGGACGGTCAAGGCCAATAATACCACGGTATTCCGGATCACCAAATCCGGCGCGGAAGTCCGGGGGAAGATCACCGCCTTAAGCGGCAAAATTGGCGGTTTTGACATTCAATCCGACTACCTAAGCTATAACAATCAGGTCTGGAATGGCACCAACAGCCGGGGTATTTACATTGGTGTCAACGGCATTCAGTGCGGCTCTGAGGCTAACGGCGTGCAGATTACGCCGACCGGGAATCTGTACGCTGAGAATGGCTATTTCCGGGGAAGCGTCAGCGCTGGTATGATTGACTACGGTGGCAACGATGGCTATTTCAACGGCGAGGGGCTAGAATCTCGCAGTGTCTCCGGCCTTGAGATTGCGGCCAGCACTGTAAGCACGACTAACACCACTGGCGGTATCAATACCTCGCTTGGATATGCGGATTTCGCAAATGGTGTGTTCAATGGGTGGAATACAGCACCCAGTGTATCAACTGAAGACAGAGGACTGATAATTGGAGGCCATACGATAGCTGTAGCTTCTACATCGTTTAGGGATGGAAACGGCGGAACAATATCTCTACAATACCTAACATGGATTTGATATGACCGATTATACTAGGAGGTTTCTATGGAAAAACTGAAAACCGCAACAGGCAAAGAATTCGACTGCGATTATTTCAACCCCTTTCCTCAGGCGAGGCAAATCAATCTGCGGGTGCTGAATACGTCGCTGCCGACAGTGGCAACTGTATTTGCTGAGCCACAGGAAACCGTGCAAATGTGGTTCGAGGGGCAGTACGCCGCCCAATATACGAAGCTAATCGCTATCGTACCGGAAACCGGCGCGGTGCGTGTGGTGCTGGGAAAGGAGTAAAAATGAACCCTGCAATGAAACTTAGGGCAGTCCTGAATACCCTTGAGGGCGTTCAGGTCGCAGGACGGGAAAACTGGGACAGGATGCTGGGCAGTATGCAGGCCATTGAAGAAGTGATTCAGGCGCTGTCCGCGCCTCCTGCGCCCGAAAAAGAGACTGACGTTGAGGAGGGATGACTTATCGCAGATAAAGCAATATCCGAGCTGATTGCAGCAGAACAGATAAAAGCCGCTGACCTTTTCGTCCTGGAGCAGGACAGCGCGGCAAAGAAGCTGACGGGACAAATTCTGCTGAGCTGGCTGACCGCCGCAGCTGACGGCCATGGCGGTATCAGCAGCATCGTGAAGCAGTCCACCAGCGGCCTTACGGATACATACCGTATCACCATGGCGGACACCACTACCTTTGACTTCACCGTAAAGAACGGGCGGGGCATTTCAGCCATTGCCAAAGTCTCCGTCAGCGGGCTGGTAGACACGTACCGTATTACCTATAACGATAATACCACCAGCACGTTTACCGTCACGAACGGCGCAAAGGGCGATAAGGGCGACAACGCATACGTCTGGATTCGGTACGCGTCTCAGAAGCCAACGGCGGCTTCTCACAGCTTCGGTGTTCTCCCTGACAACTGGATGGGCGTATACAGCGGCAATTCCGCAACCGCCCCAACAGACTGGACGAAGTATCAGTGGTTCGAGATCAAGGGCGAAAAGGGCGATACCGGGAATCCGGCAACGCTCAACAGTTCTGCAATCAGCTACCAGACGAGCAATTCCGGCACGGTCGTTCCGTCTGGAACATGGTCAAACACGATCCCGACGGTAGCACAGGGCAAGTATCTGTGGACAAGGGTCACGCTTACGTTCAATACCGGCAGCGCCGTCACCTCTTACTCCGTCTCCCGTATGGGCTTGGATGGCACCGGAGCTGTATCCAAAGTGTGCGGCAAAGAACCTAACTCCAATGGCAACGTTGAGCTAGAAGCTGAAAATGTTGGAGCATTACCTAGTGCTGGCGGTTTAATGACCGGAAATATTGTCATGAACTCCCATCAAATTAAAGCATTAGGTGCGCCCGCGGACAGCGCTGATGCCGCAACCAAGGGGTACGTAGATACGGCGTCAAGTAATGCCAAAACGATTGCAAAGACTGCAACGTTAACTGCTACCGGTTGGTCTGCCAGCGCCCCGTATACCCAGCCTGTTACGGTCTCCGGTCTGACGGATACAAAACGTGCGATGGCTTATCCAGTGTACGGGAGTAACACGTCCACCAATCTTGCGCTGAAAGAGGCGTGCGGCATGGTCAGCTTCGCTTCCCGGTCAGGCAGCACGCTGACGTTTACCTGCCTTGAGGACAAGCCGACAGTGGCTATCCCGATTACAGTGGAGGTGTACGTATGAGCATTGCAGTGCCTTTATATGGATTTGGAGCCAGCGGCGGCGCAGGCGGCACCCTTACCGTCACAGCTCCAGCAAACGTCACCGTGACTGTTTCCAAGGACGGCAAGACAAAGACCAAGAACTCCGGCACCAGCGGCGTGGTTGTCTTCAAGGGGCTTGCAAGCGGAACGTGGACTGTTACCATCACCGGCGACGGCAAGACTGCTCAAAAGAATGTTGTGGTCACAACCGATTATTCAACCGTGATTGCATTTTTCGCAGCCACCATCAACATCACCTATCCCGCCGGTTCGACATGCACTTGCTCTGACGGCACAACGACCCTATCCGCTCCTGACACCAGTGGTACATGGGCTTGCATCGTACCGAACGCCGGGACGTGGACGGTGACCTCCACAAGCGGGAAGGAGACCGACAGCAAGACCGTAACTATCACCACGGATGGTCAGAGCATCTCTGTGGAGCTGAGCTATGCGCTGTTCCTGTTCAAACCAAATGCCCCGAGCGACATTATAGCCGGTGAGTGGGAAATGCCTGGGAACAGCACTGTAACCGCAGAAGCAGAATTGGTGGTTAAGTCGGTAAATAACTACAACGGCGAAAGATACATTTCTGCACGTACAAAAGGCCAAATTGACCTGACAGAGTATAGCACGCTTCAAGCGACGTGCAAAGCGTCGGTCGGCTCCTATACAAAATTGGGGGTGTACAGTGGTTCGTCCGTAGTTGCTTCGGCAGCAATCGGTACCAGTCTTACCACGGTAACGGTTGACATATCTGCCCTGTCCGGGCTCCACAGTATCGGTTTTGGCGGTCGCCATACCGCGTATTTGACGATTACGTACACCGCGACGGAAATCAAATTGCTGAAGTAGGAGGGCGGCGCATGAAAACGATTTACATAGATTCCAGCTTTAAGTGTCACACCTCCACCGCCGAGGGGCTGACGCAGATTGAAACGGATGCCTTCGACGGTAAGTGCGACGCTTACATTGAGGGCTACCGCTATATCCCGGCGGGACAGACGTGGACGCGTGCCGATGGCGTGGTGTTCACCGGCGAAATGATTGCCCCGTGGAAGCCGTGGGCGGAGCTGGATGCAGCTCAACGGGAGTATGAGCGAGAGCAATACCAGACGGTTGCTGCTCAGATTAAAGAGCTGGATGAAGCTTATAAGAAAGGGGTTGACAGTCTGTGACACAAGAGGAAAGAAAAAGCATCATGTATGCCCAGGGGAGGGCGAACGCGCTTGCCTTGCAGGAGAAAGCCCCGGACATGACAGGCACCGAACTGAACGCGGCGGATAGCGACATTCCCGGTTTCAAGGCTGCCGTCGCAAACAAAAACATGCTGGAGCGCAAGGCCGGGTTTGTGTGCCGGTCATCTGCTGGCCGTGTGGTGCGGCTGGTGCAGCCCTATGACAGCACTATCTACACCCAGGAGCCGGAGGAACTTCCCGCACAGTGGGGGTTTGCTTGGAGCACCGACCCAGCAAAAGCGTTGCCGTTCGTCGCCTTGGCTACCAGCCCCTACAATAAGGGCGACTGCTGCACGGAAGGCAGTAAAGTGTATCGCTCCACGTTGGACAATAATGTATGGTCGCCGTCCGCATACCCTCAGGGCTGGGAAGAGGTGAACGTATGACGGTAAAGCAAATTCAATGCCTTCTGACCTATCTGGGCTATTCTCCCGGCACGATTGACGGCATCGAGGGCAGGAATACCCAAGAAGCAATTCGGGCGTTTCAAGCCGACTATGGACTTACCGTGGATGGGATACCGGGTGCGGCTACCCAGAAAATGCTCATTGGTGCTATTGCCGGGACGGCGGTAAAGGTGGAGAAGCCGGAGAACAGCGACGCGCCGAAGACGGGGACGTTCTGGGATGATATCCGGTACTTCACCCGGGAGGAGTTCCGGTGCCAGTGCGGCGGGAAATACTGCAACGGCTTCCCTGCAGAACCCGCAGAGGAAACCGTCCGCATGGCCGATGAGATACGCCGCCGGGCGGGAGTGCCCCTGAACGTGAATTCCGGTGTGCGGTGCAAGCGGCACAATGCCGAGGTGGGCGGAGTATCCAACTCCCTGCACACCACGGGACAGGCCGTAGACCTCTCAGGGGCGATCTCCCCGGAGAAGCTGTATGCCATAGCGCAGGAGGTGCAGGCCGAGAAAATCCCCGGGCGGGGCGGTCTGGGGCTGTACAGCTGGGGCATTCACGAGGACAACGGGAAGTACAGCCGGTGGAACGGCTGAGAAGGGAGTATGCCAATGGAAGAAACGGAAATCGCTGGGCGGCTTTCTGCGGTAGAACAGCGGAGCAAATCCAACTCCCACCGTCTGGACGCGCTGGAACGGCACACGGAAGCGGTGAACACACTGGCAACGTCTGTTGCTGTCATGGCGGAGAAGGTGGAGGCCACCGGGGAGAAGGTTGACGGCCTCTGCACGGACGTGCAGGAGCTGAAATCCGAACCCGGCAAGCGGTGGAAGTCGCTTGTAGAAAAGGTCATATACATCGTCGTAGCCGCTGTCGTAGGGTTTATTCTTGCCCGGCTTGGGCTGGGCTGATTTTTAAGGAGGAAAACAAAAAATGATTATCACAGGAATGGATCACTTTCAGAGCGTGTGCAAGCGAAAGCTCGTGGAGCATTACAATGCCACAACGAGAGAATCCACGCAAATCGATCTCAGCAATGTATTTGTAGTTTGGGCGTGCAAGACGTTGCAGAACTACAAAGCGTTGCTTTCGACCACCGTTTCCGGTGATGGTGTGTATGTGGAATACACATACAACGGAGACAAGCAGGAACTCTACGAGGACTTCTACATCAAATCCACAAATCGGAAAATTGTGGAAGAATAAGGAGGAAAACAAAAATGATTAACTGGATTGTACGTATCAAGAATAAAAACTTCTGGCTGGCCGCGATTCCCGCGCTGCTTCTGCTGGTGCAGACGGTGGCCGCCCTGTTCGGCTTTACGCTGGACTTGGGCGAAATCGGCGACAAGCTGCTGGCCGTGGTGAACGCCGTGTTTGCCCTGCTGGTGATTCTTGGCGTGGTCAATGATCCTACCACCGCCGGTATCTCTGACAGCAAACAGGCAAGAACTTACATTTCTCCCAAGGAGGACTGATGTGATAAGTGGATAAAGTCCGATGGAATCGGGTGATTCTGGATGAGTTCTGCTCTCTGGCGATTCTTACGCCGCTGGAGGAAAAGATCATCCGCACCCGAGCCGCCGGATGGAGCCAGACAAAACAGTGCCACAAGTTTTGTGTGTCCCAAGCCACTATCACAAGAACGGTTAAAAAGTTGCGGGCAGAATACGAATTGTGCAGAAAGTACAGTGACAAGCTCCCTGAAAATCTGAAATTCTGATTCTGCATGACGATTTATTGACGATTTGTTGACGAAATCCCGACGAGTAGATGATGATTCTACCGTCGGGATTTTTGTTATTCTATAGGTAGAAGGTGGCCACCTCCTAATATTTTGAAGGAGGACTTCTAAACTATGGAAGTAGAAAAGGATTATGCAAGCAAAGGCGTAGCCGGTGCCGGTCTTGGCACTGGTATTGCCGGTCTGGCGCTGGGCGTGATGAACGCTGCGGGCGGCCTGGGCGCTCTGGCTCTCGGCAACCGCAATTCTGCTCCCCCCGCTCCCGTAATGCCCGCCATGCCCTATGGGGTTGGCTACGGCTGGGGCGGGTGCAGCGAGAACATGCCCGTGAGTCGGTATGAACTGGATCGTGAGCAGCAGCTCGCCGCCAAGGATTCCGAAATCGCGCTGTTGAAGGCAAACGCCTACAACGACCAGAAATCCATTGAGCTGTACGCTTACATTGACGGACAGCTCAAGGACATTCGCAAGACCCTGTGCGATCAGGCCGTACACAATCAGCGCACTGAGGACAGCTTCGCGCTGGTTCGTCAGGATGTGGAATGCGTTCGTTCCGAACTGTCCAAGGACATCAAGATCGAGGCAGAGCGGCGTTGCTGCGCCGACAATTCCATCGTGACCTACGCCAACGCGACCTTCTATCCGAAGCAGGTTGCCGACGTGACCACCGGAACCGGCACCACGGCACAGACGCTGTACAACCCCCTGCCCAAGTGCGGCGGGTGCTGCAACGGTTGATTCCCGACAATTGGGGCGGCAGCCGCCG